CTTTTAAGCGCCGGCATCGCACGCATCTCCGCGTGGCTCTTGGCGATGGCTTCATCCTGGAACACCCACAGCACAGAGCCAGGGTCGTTTGCGCGCGTCCACGGCCTCCAGAGATCCGCGAGGAGAGTCTTCCCCGACCGCACTGGCGCGCGGATGTTTACTTCGCGGACGCGCTCATCCTTGAGCCATTGGAACGGCTCCATGAAGTGCCGGCTCCCGGAGAGGTCAAACCGTCCACGGCGGGCCAGCGCGTTCGGTAGCGTGATGTTGTCGCGTGCCCAGTCCCACACCGGCCGGCGATCGGGAACCCAAGGGAACGAGGACCATGATTCGGAGAGTGTCATCGGCGTTCAACAAGATCACGGAACGACTTCGCGGCCCGTCTAAATGTACGCTCTTCGACTTTCATTAGGCCAGCAATCTGAGCCTGGGTTCGACCGCCTAGCAGGTCAGGCCGGGTCGCGTGGACCGCGGCAAGGGCGCGAAGGGCTGTCTGCTGCGGGTGAAGGCGTGGTTGCTCGACCAGCCATCGGAAGAAGATCTCGAGGGCGTCCGCGCTCTTTGATGTCTCGGGTTTCACAGGGTCAGCCGTTTCACCATCGGTCCATCCGTTGCGTTGATCGATTTCATCAGCCATTGCGTAGTCTTGGTCGTGGTCTGGTAGCGCCGAGGTTCGTCGGTCGGCAGGCGTGGATAAAAATCTTTCTACGTTGAATATACGAACCATCGAAGACCCATTCACGTTGTGATTAGACACCTATTTCCCGCCGAGAGAAAGGGGTGATTGACATCGTAATGTCCTATCGGCCGCAAGGGTGAGATGGCACGACGACACTTCCCAGGCATGACTCAAGACTGGCTTGAGAAGAAGCTGCGCGTCGCGATGGAGGCCGAGGGAAGCGGGCAGCGCACGGTGTCAGGCGGTGCCGGTGACCTGACATCTTCTGTGCTAATCACAGAGAGCGCGCCCGCTTTGAAACGAAAGCTTCTGTATGACTTAAACATCGTCGCGCCAGCCACTTACCCAGCGGCTGACGTGTTGATTCCAACGCGGACAGTTGCTCACTTCGGCTCCAACACGCAGCTATGACCCACACCCATCTTCTCGGTCTGCTCGGTCAGCCGGCGCTCATCACCGCCACCGCTTACACCGCGGCCAAGCAGTTGATACTTGCGCGCATCGCGGGCCAGCCGCAGGCCGTCCGAGAGGGTTCCGGTCCATGTGGCGAGGAAGTTGAGATGCCGCAGATGACGATTGAGAACGGCATCGCTGTCATCCCGGTGTCCGGCATCCTTGGATGGAAGTTGTCCGGCATGGAGAAGGGTTCGGGGTGCACCGATTACTGCGACATCATCGAGGACATCGAGGTCGCCTCGGCTGACCCTACGGTGACCACCATCGTCTTCGACATCGACTCGCCGGGCGGGATGGTTTCGGGAGTCTCGGAATGCGCCGACGCCATCGCGATGTCAGGCAAGAAAACCATCGCCTACGGGTCTGGCCTCGTCTGTTCCGCGGCCTACTGGCTGGCCTGTGCCTGTGATGAGATTTGGGCCACGCCGTCCGCTACTATCGGGTCGATTGGCGTCTACGTGCCGCACCACGATGTGACCGAGATGCTGGCGAAGGAAGGCATCAAGGTTCGGCTATTCGCGAGCGGCACGCTCAAAGGTGCCGGCTATCCCGGGGTTCCCCTCACCGAGGCGCAAGCCACCGACATACAAGCCTCGGTGGACGCCATCAACGTGGATTTCCAAGCGTTCGTCACGGCGTCGCGAGGAGCCATTGATCCCGGCGACATGGAAGGCCAGACGTTCCGTGCGGTCGAGGCCCAGAACAGGGGCTTGATTGATGTAATCACCGCCGATTGGCAGGACACATTGGGCGAGCCCGAGGCGGACTGATGTCCTATTTTAAAGCTAAGGTGAAAGATGCAACTCCCTAACTTCATCTCCCACTCGCTTGCCTTCTTCAAAACTGCGGAGGCGCATCAAGCGAAGGTAGAAGCCGCGCTCGGGGATGCTAGCGCCGCTCAGGCCGAGGTCGTCCGTCTCACCGGCGAACTCGCCGCTCGGGATGTGACGATTGCCGCCAACGCATCCGCGCTCTCCGACTTCGAGGGTCGCGTCTCAGCCGCCGTCCTGACTGCCAATGCCACCGCCAAGGCGTCGCAAGATGCCGCCGAGGCCGTTGCGACTAAAGCCTCGGCCGACCTCGCTGCGCTCATCGCTGACCCGTCCGAGCAAGCTCGGCTCATCTTGGCCAAGGCTGGCACTGCGCCGGCCCCGAAGGCGAAGACCGAAGCCTCCTCCGAGGTTGTCACGGTGGCCGAGTATCGGGCGATGAGTCCGCACCAAGCCAAGGTGTTCTTCGCGGCTGGCGGAAAGCTCGCCGAATAACCTGCGGAACAATCTTAACACTCTCGAAACACATAGCACAAAATGGCCAACACTATCACCAGCCTCATTCCTGATGCGTACGCGGCGAACGATGTCGTTTCGCGTGAGCTTGTCGGTTTCATCCCCTCTGTCACCCGTGACACCCGCGCTGACCGGGTCGCCATCGGGCAGAACCTTCGCATCCCTATCGTCGCCTCCAACTCGGCCGGCCTCGATATCACCCCGGCGATGGCTTTCCCGACGCGAGCGGATCAGACCGTCTCTAATGTCGCGCTGACTATCACGAAGCAGCGGGCCTATCCGTTCTCTTGGACCAACGAGGAGCGGTACGCTATCAATCAGGGTCCTGGCATCCTGACCATCAACCAGGGCCAGATCCTCCAGGCGATGCGCGGCCTTGTGAACGAGATGGAGTCCGACATCGCTGTCGCGGCCAACCTCGGCAGTTCGCGAGCCTACGGCACGGCCGGCACCACTCCGTTCGCAACCAACCTCGGTGAGAGCGCGCAGATCCGAAAGATCCTCGATGACAACGGCGCTCCTGGTTCGGACCGGTCGCTCGTGGTCGGGACCGCTTCCGGTGCCGCACTCCGCACCTTGCTAAACAACCCGCTGAATGCGAATAACTCGCTCAACGGTGACATGACCAAGCAGGGTGTGATTCTCGACCTGAATGGGTTCAAGTTCCGCGAGAGTGCTCAGGTTGTCTCTGCTACTGCCGGCGCAATGGCGAGCGCGACTTCTGCCAGCGCCGCGTTCACGGTCGGGCAGACTGTCATCCCGCTGGCTACTGCCGGCACTGGTGTCGTGGCCGCTGGCGACATCGTTACGTTTGCGAACGACACCAACAAATACGTCGTCACCTCGGTCTCGTTTGCCGGTGCGAATCCGGCCTCGGGCGATACCATCACGTTGGCTGCTCCCGGCCTTCGCGTCGCTCAGGGTGTCGCCACCCGTGCCATCACCGTCATCGCTTCCAGTAGCCGTAACATCGGCATGAGCCGCAACGCGATCCTGTTCGCTACTCGACTGCCCGAGTCCGTCGAGAAGGACTTGGCCTTCGTGAAGGAGATCATCACCGATCCTGTCTCTGGTATCTCCTTCGAGATCGCCGGCTATCCCGGTATTGACATGGCTACCTATCACGTTCGCGCCTGCTGGGGCGTCAAGGTCGTCAAGCCTGAGCATATCGCCGCCCTGCTCGGTTGATCCGATTCATCGAGCGCCGCGTTCATCTTCGCTCGACCCTCAGCGGCGGCAGGACTTATCAACCTGCCGCCGCCTTTTCATTAAACGCTAAATGAAGCTGACTTACGATGGCACTTATCACCGTCACGGGAATCGCGAAACGTCCGAGCGGCGAGGCTTCGGAGCTTGTTCGTTTTGATAGGCGCGTCGCACCGGATCAGATTGGAGACACCACGGTCACAGGGCATCGCGCGCGAGTGGTTCCAGATGCGACCACGGGAGCCTTTTCTGTTGGGCTTTATCAAGGCGGCTACTTTTACTATCCTTGGACGGACTGCAAGAGCCCGTTGATTATCAACGTCGCGCCGACGCCATCGACGCAAACCATCGACAGCATCGTTGAGGCTGCGACGATTACCACGACCGACCTCCCGGTCTTCTTCTACACGCTCGCCACTCTTCGCGCTCGGACGCGCCACGCAGAGCTTCACGGCGTGATGATGGGCTACGGTGTCACGGTCGGAGACGGCAAGGCGGGACTGTTCTATTATTCGTCAGCAAGCACCGCAACGGACGACGCCGCTCTGAGCTGTGTCAAGCCGACAGACATCGCAACCGCAGACCCCGGCCGCTGGCTTCGACTCTCATGATCCGCTTCATTTCCACTCTACTCTTCGCGCTGACGCTTTGCACCGCGCAGGCTCAGACCACTGTTGCATGGCTTACAAATGCCACAGGTCTGGCATCCCTTCCTCCCACCAGTTCTAGGCAAGCTGTAGCCGTTGGAAACGAATCATCCGGATGGAGTCAGTGGAATTGGAACGCAACCAGCACGGCATCGACAAACTCGACCGTCGTGGC